GCCTCAGTTCAGAAAAAAGCTCTTAGACTTTTCTAAAGGGCTTTCTTCCGTTTAGCTTTTCCGGGCTTGGCTTTTGGCGGTTCTACCTCTGGGGTCAAGCCTAACAATTTTTTAATCTTTTCCCATAACTTTTTAAGCATAGTTTTTTCCTAATTTTTCATCTAATAAAACTTGTACCAAATCAAACGCAGTATTCTTGAGTTCTCTTGCTTTGGTCAGGCTAACACTTGCCTCTTTCGCTACTCTCTTCATATCGCCGGTGCTGTAAAACCATTTTAAGACTAGAGGATACTTACTGTTAATCTTAGTTATCTGCCCAATGATTGAGTCAATTAAAATCAAATCGCTACTGATAACGTCCCTTGGTGGTGACTTCGTTTCCTTTGCGTTGATGTATGACTTCAAAGGATTGCGCTTACCTCCCACCTCTAGGGCAAAGTGTCCATCTAGGAGACTCTGAGCCTTGTAGGGATTGGCTGATTCTTGCGCCAGTTCCCTCACCCATAACTCTATTAATTTATCAGCCTTGTCAGCGAGGGTCATTGGCTAACGCTAGGACTCGTTCACTCAATCTTTTGGCCCGATTCGGTGTTTGATGTAAAGCCCATTTGCTATCCATCATTTCCAAGGACGCACCGCCATAAGCTCCTTCTTGAAAGTACGCATTAAATTTTTTAAAGCTAGATAAGCCTTTTCTGCCCAATTGAAAAGCCATATTAGTGACGATATGACAGCGTTCCTCACTCCACGCATCAAATCCGTCTCCATAAATCGCTCGACAGTCCTCAATAGCTGTTTGAACGTCTTTCTCAAAATGTTGCTTAACTGAGTCCATCGGTACTGTATCGCCTTCCACAAATCCATACTCTGCATCTCCCTCCACGATCTTATGCCCTATGCCACAAGTCAGATAGCCCTCTGTACACTTGTATATAAGCGACTCGCCCTCGTCATTAGTTACAAGTCCCTCGTCTGATTTAATCTCTTCGTATAACTGGTCTAGGTTAACGGCCATAGTGTTTCCCTAAAACGTACCCAACAATAAAACCAACTGCGATTAGTATTTCCATTATTTTTTACCATTGAAACTTTGGAACCCAAAGAAGGCCGCGATTAAACCTGAGACGCTAATAAAGTAAACGGAGGCAATGTCCCCAAGAATGGTAGCAGCCTGATCCAGTTTTAAGAACGAGGTGATGACTATGCCGCTTGGATAGAGGAGCATCCCCCATAACGCAAACCAGCACATCGTTTTCTGAGCATCTGCTTTCTCATTTTGCAACTCTAAGGCTTGCAGTCGTTCAGTGGTGGCGAGTTCTGCATCCGTAACCACGCCATCTCCGTCAGTATCGTACTTGTTGTATTCACTTCCCGGCTCTAATTCTTTGTTCATTTCTTTCTCATGTTCATAAGTTTATCAACGCCTTTCACTCCGAAAGATGCTGAGACTGCTAGGAATAAAAGATAGCTGTACCAATCTGGTAACTCTTCAAGAGCTTGAAAGCCTGACTTTACTCGGTCAATAATAAGGGGATCATCCATCACAACGCCAGCACCGACTGCTAGTAAAGGTATCGAAAGTAAAATTGTAAACCACTCGTCTTTCCACGAATTAGCAGAAGCATCGGCCATCTTAGATTCCCAATCTGCATCATTCTGAATCTGAGACATTTTAGCTTCGTGTTTTGCTTTGGAAATCTCGCCTCTGTTTTTAATGATCCCGGTAGCAATGTTAGCAACTGGCGCAATGAGTGAAGTTAATAGGCTCATGTTTAGTCTCCACAAAAACAAGGAATTGAGGGATCGTCATCAAAGTCAAACAACTGGCCTTGATCTGTCGCTATTATTTGCATTTGTTGATAATTTGCTGAATCGTTTGAAAAAACATTTTTTAGTTTTGTTTCTTGATTTATCCACCATTCTGCCAAATCAGGACGCTCTCTTATTATTGATAGTTTTATTGATTGCCCCTTTAAAAAACAAAGGTCACAGTTTCCCCAATCTGTTACACCGTTATTATTCGGTAAATTGAGATCAAAATTTTGTTTTTCCCAAAACTCAAAAACGTCTTGCTTACTTTCTCCAGAAACATACATAGGACAGTATTTCTCTTGACCATCTGAAATTCTGCCTTGTAACTTTGCCGCCCTGCGTGGTTCATCTGCCCTTAAACCAATCAAGCAGAGAAAAGGGGTTTCATATCCTATATCGAGCATATACCTTGTTATCGTTCTTACCTTCATTTGATTAGAGCAAAATCTATGAACGGCAGAGGGTAGTCTGCCAAAATTGTTTACAAGGGTAACAAATGGCTCTCCGTTTCTTGAGGCTGTTTTGTGGTCAACAATGTTATATTTATATTGGAAAGATTTTTTTTCGCTTTCTGTTCTCCTTTCAGTACGCCCTGCATACTCAAGCCAAACAATGTCCACGCCCCAATGGTCTGAACACGCTTGAACAAAGTCGAGCGTTTCTGGCATCTCTTTTCCTGTGTTGGCAAAAGTGACTCTTACGTCATCAGGTAGTTTCCCATCATGCGCTTCTAAAATCTTGTAGAGCATATAGGCAGAAGTTCGACCACCGCTAAAAGAAATTGCTGCGGGTTCGTTAATAAAATAAGGGTTGAACTTTCTTTCAGTCGCAACGCTCATGCAGCTTCCTCCCTTTCTTTTAAGGCTTGTCGATAATAAAGAATCTTGTTAATCAACCACTGACGATCCCACTTCCAAGTCTTCGTGGATTCTCGTTTGAGGTTTTCTACTGCCTCGTCTCCTATTTGAAGTCTTAGCTTTCTTTCATACTCCACAGGCTTACCAGCATAGAACTCATTACACCTAGAGCATTGTACTCTTACATTATCCTCATTGTATTTTACTGGTGAGTAAGTCCGTGGAATAAAGTGTCCTGCCTGTCTGTCTCTACCTTCACAACGCTTGCCACAAGTAAAGCACTCTGAACCATAGACTGCTTTGATGTAGTTAGCAAAAATAGGCCATAAGGTGTTTTGGAGTTGGGGAACCGTTTTCTTTTCTAAATTCTGTGGCCCCTTCCTGCCTCTCATGTTTCTGGAACCCAACTAGGAGCCTTCCAATATTTAGCGACTAGCTCTTGTTCTCTCCTAAGTCCTCGGAGATGACGTTCCTGCTTGTTGACTCGTTTGCCATAACAAAAGTCGCACCAATGCTCATCGAGGTCGAGGGTCATCTTGTGTTTATTATCACACGCTTGATTTGCGCATTTCTTTTTAAAAAACATTAGCTTACTCCCTCTTTAGATTTTACTCCTTCCAGTTGGAGATTCAAGTCTGTTGCAGCCCACGCCTCTACTTTAGAGAGTAAAGCGTTCATAGAGATAAAATTATTTTTTCTATCATAGTCGTTTAAATCAAAGTCCATTTGTTTATATTGGTGGCTTCGCATGGGTATGACCCTTTCTTTAAGTCCCGGCACTTTGACTCTCTTTGTGTTGCCCAACTCCATAAGAATCAACTCTTTCACTGTATCGTGACTCACAGCCACGCCTGAGTCTTGAAGGTGGTCAGCAATGACTCGACTCCATTTGTGAAGGCAGTCGTTTTGTTCAAGCGACCGTTTCAAGTTCATGCTCCATAATTGCTCGTCCAATAAGCTCAGGGATTTGAGGAACGACTGCGTTACCTAAGCATTTAAGTCGGTGTGAAAGACTGGGAACCCCATCAGCCACTCTACCCACGCTGGGTTCAATTGCCCAGATACTTTCTCGGTATCTTTCCCATCGATTACTGCATTTGGTAACTGATCGAAAGCCCTTGACTTCCCATCCTTCCTGATAAGTGATTCCGTCCTGTAACCTCCTTTGTAATCTGCCCTCAACGGGGTTGGAAACATTCTCACATACGTTTTTAGAGAGAGTTGTGATTTGCTCCCATCTGGCCTGATTGGAATCCAATTTTTTATGTGTCCTTCGCTTGCTGCTGGAGTTGGGAAAAAAGGGCGTGAATATCTTTTCTGCATTGACGGGCTGCCCTGATTTGCTGTCGCTGTTG